GGTTTTACCGGCATAGTTCCCGGTGAGAATGAGCTGTTTGTTAAACTCCTCGGCTTCCTTCCCGCCCTCGTACCACGCCTTTCCCAGCAGAACGACGGATGCGGCTATGCCACCGACCACGCCAGCGATCCCCAGTCCGCGTAGCGTCATCATTTTTTCGAGCCACCCGGCCTGATTCGCCAGGGTTATCCCGGAGCCACGCAGAGCGCCGAAGTTGCCCCGCAATAACTCTCCAGCCAGAACACCAAGCTCCCGACGTGCGCCGGCGCTCTCGAAACCAAGGCTGTGCGTTGCGACCTTTGCCGCTTCCAGTTTGCGGATATAAACTTCAGCAGCATCGCTGGCGCCTACCTGCGCGGCTTTCATTCTCAGCAGCTCAGTGCCAGATAGTTTTTGTTCGACCACCTGGGCCTTAAGCTGGCGAAGAAATTTTTGGCGAGCCTGGTTCGCTTTTTCCTCAACCTGCTGGAGTTCTTTCTGCCGTGCCGTAGTGCGGGAAATCAGGGAGAGATAATCACCCTGAGTGATGTTCCCCTGCGCGCGGGCCTTGCGGAATTGTTCCTGTACACTGGCCAGCGACCGTGTTTCACCACTGAGGGATCGAACGCCATCTATCTGCCGAAAGAACGATTCCGCCAGCGCATCCTGCCGCCGCGCCAGCGCCTCTGCCTGAGCGTCGTTCTCCCGATAACGCTGGTTTAACCCGGTGACGCGCTGGTAAGTCTCATCGACCGATTTGGAGACCCGCTGCAATTCGTTCTGAAGCCCGGCGGCGGCATCCGCCTGCCGCCTCTGCATATCGGACACGGCGCCGGCACCGGCATCGCAGGTCGTTTTAAGCGCGGTGATTTGCGCCTCTGCCGCACTGCGCATGCGCGTCTGCACTTTTTCCGACTCATTCGCCACACCGGACAGTTGCCCCTTAATCCTGGCAATCTGTTCGGTGAATGTGGCGCTGTCGACATCCAGGTTAATGACAAGGTCGCTAATCTGCTGGGCCATATCTGGTGCCTCCTGTAATTCCCTCCGCGGCCAGCATCATGGCTTCATCGTCCTGTATATTATCCGCTGCAGCCTCAGCGGAGGGAGACAGCAGGCTGAAGTGTGCAGGGGTGATGTCCGGATCCCGGTATAAGAAGGTTGAAATGGTGTAAAGCAGCCCGGAGAAGTGGGCATCGAGCTGCGCGTCCTGAAAAAAACGCTCCCGGTAAAAGTGATGCCAGTCGCCCAGCTCGGAGGACGTCATGCCAGCAAGCATGGCGCGCCAGTCAGGTCGCCCGAACTCACGCGCCAGCTTCAGGACAAAATCAAGCTCGCTGGCTAGGGCTTTTCCGCTGTAACAGGTTCATCACCCAGCACGGTGGTATCAATATCTTCATCCGTAGATTGCTCTTCTTCGGCAACCGGCGCCAGCATGCCGGAGAGCAGCTTGATCTGCATTTCCGCTTTGCCAATCGCTTCCGGCGGCCAGGTACTCATCACCTGCTGGTGGAGCTCCTCTTCAGAGGGCCCTTTAGGATCGTTATGCCAGAGCGAGAGCGCAATCAGGCGCGCGCCTGCGCGGATACTCATACTGACCAGCCCGGCGGACATTTTCTGGTCATCCACGTCATCAGAAATGGCGGATAAGGCTTTTTCTTCTGCGGCCAGATATTCGAGATAAGTAATGCGCTGCAATGCCGACAATTCGGTGATCGGCACCGTAGCGCCGTTATGGGTAAATTCGTCTTTTTTCAGAAACATGCTCATTCCTCTGTTATCAGGAAGCCGTCACGGTGGTTTTGCAGGTCGCCACAAAATTACCGTCATTACTCATGACAATAATGTCGGCAGCACCAGGTGCCACGCCGGTGACGATCAGAGATTTGCCACTCACGACCACCTTCGCTTTCGAGCTATCCGAGGTCGCTGCGCGGAACGACTGCATCGACGCGCTGGCAGGCAGGAAAGTAACATTTAGCGTTGTGGTGGTGCCGACTGCCACGCTGGCCGTTGCCTTATCGAGTTTGATCCCGGTCACCGCGATCGGCGGATTACCGCTTTCTTCCGCCAGTTCAGGTTTCCCGGTATTGGTGATTTTGGCTGTACGGGTGATCACTTCCTTCGCGGGAATGGCTTTACCCAGGCTACTGCACCACCCTTTGAACACATCCACGGTGCCATTCGGGTATTTAATTTTGTAGGCCCGCACATCGCCATCGACAAACCAGGCCACCAGCGACTTTTGCCCCTCTTCCCCTGGCTTCCAGGCCAGGGTTAAAGACGTATCACCTGCCGATTTTGCCCCCTGCGCTGTCGCAGTCCAGTCTGCGTTTTCATCGTCAAGGTAGGTGTCATCGTAGGACTCCGCCGTCATTTCGCCCGGCGTCAGTTCCTTAATTTTCGCCAGGCGCTGCCAGTCAGCATCGGAAAGCGGGTTAGCGTAGGGGTTCCCCGTTCCGGTATACAGCCAGAGCGTGGTACCAGCCCCTTTTACCGGGGCCATTGGATTAGGAGTTGCCATAAAATTCCTTATCTAAAATAAGTGAGGGTATAGGTCAGATCGACCGATCCCCAGGTGGCCATTTCGTCATCACGCTGGTAGTCGTAGCCCATGGGGATCATCGTTTCGATTAAGGGAAATAGCGCCGGGATAGTTTCAAGAGCCGGATACACCTTCTCTTCCATCCACGCATCCAGCGCGCTATCCGGCGTGGTGGATTTCAGAAATACCTCGATATGAAGGACTGCTTGCCAGCTATCCTCATCCAGGCTTTCTCCCGTGTATTCGGCATCCGTCAGATAGACTGCGAGCGCCGGTAGATCCTGCTCTTCCAGAAAGACAGGGCGTCCGTCAAACCATGTCACACGGTCCGGAATGGACGTCTTTAACTGGTCCAGAACAGCAAGACGAATAGCGGTGTGTTTGCTCATCGCTTCAGGTGGATCCTCAGTTGATTTTTCAGCGCGGACGACAGCTCCTTCGGCATGTCACTGTCGATAAGCTGCTTTGATATAGCGGTGAAGTTTTGGGTTAACGGGGTTTCGAGAGGAACTTTCACAACATCAATCGGGTAGCGGGATTTACCCAGACGGTGCATCACCTGCCACCGCCCGTTCGCAAGCTGCTGGATAAATGCATTTTTGAAAATGTACGGTCCAATACGAAGCACACTCCCGCGCCCGCGTTTTTCGCCTTTTCGCCTCGAAAGCTGCACCCGTGCAGCACCCAGTTTGATTGCAGGCAGGTTCCCTCTGTTAATACGAATGGCCGCCACCAGACGATCAGGTTTCGCGCGCTTAAGACGCGACCGCTGCCGGACCAGCCTCACCGGCAACCCTTTTTTGCGGTTATCACCAACCGTTGCTTCTTTCGCCACCTTGCGGCTACCTTGCGTAATTGTTCGCCCGGCAACCCGGTTAAGCGCCTGCGCGGTAGCCGTCGGTACCATCAGTCGGCTCAGACTGTTCAGATTCTGGATAGCACGCTCAAGACCTTTCAGAGACATGATTCACTCCAGCCAGATTTGAGGCTTTCCGTTAAAAAACTGATAGCGGGTAACGATCCAGTCTTTACCGTCATATTCCACGGCATCGTTTCTGGCGGGCCGATAACCAGCAGCAAACACGACCAGCACCGTGGCGGCTCCGGAAAGTGCGCCCATCTCCTCCAGCAACTCAGCAGGCACGACGTCAACGCTTATGCCGTTAATGACCGCTTCCTTGCCCATTTTTTTGAGGGTGGCGGCATCCATCCGGGCCGCCATCTTGTCGAAAGGGTTAGGCATTGATCTTGACGTCAATGACGGTACTGTTTGCGCCCGCATCCTCCCAGGCAACCCCAGCAAAAACTGCGCCTGTTGCTTCCAGCTGTACCTTGCCCGCCTTGAAATACACCTTCTTTCCCGCTTTAATTTCATCAGCGGGCAGCTTCGGCAGCTGGAATACCCCTTCAGTAAGACCATCGCCAGTATCGCCGCCGGGAATATCAGTGATCGCGATAGCAATCAGCTCACCGACAACAACAGCTGCCCCACTCAGAATCGGTTCCTGTCCGGCATTAACCAGATGAATCGTCTTTCCTTCCTGCACAAAGTTTTTAGCCATAACATCTCCTGGCAGCCCCGCAGGGCTGATTTCAGGTATAAAAAAAGCCCTGATGGGCTAATGAGATATGAGTTGGCAGAGAATTACTTGCCAGTTGATTTCGCCAGGCCGCGGAAGTCTAACGGCGCAACACCCGCATCGATACGCACCTTCGTGGCGATCCCGTCGGTATTGAAACCTTCCTGCTGGTCAATGTAAGGCGTGTCAACACCATTCAGATAAGCTACTTCGATGGTATCGGTGCCTTTCGCAGCGGCCAGGTACCAGGCGTTCGGATCCTTGTCATCCAGCCGTGCTTCAGCAATCACTTCGGCAAAGTTCTGGATAGGGTTAATGATCCCGGCGTTAATATCTGCGCCCTTAACGCTTGCCGATTTAATGGTCTGACTGGCAATCGTTTCGAGCCCTACCGGCACCAGCATGTAAGCTGGACGAATATTCAGCGATCGTTCCCCTTCTTTCTGCAGGCGCATCAGTTTGCGGGCATCATCAATGCTCGAAACAGAAATGGCGCCAGAGGAGAGGTTTTTGTGATCGGCATGGAACAGCGGTTTGCCGTCGGACAGTTTCGGGTTATCCAGCAGAATCGCATATACCAAATCACCAATGGTAGCTTTCGCAGCACGTCCCATTTTCGCCGGGACGTCAGTCAATGCGTTCAGATCATCGTTGATAATCGCCTGGCGGGTAATTGAGAAAATTTCCCCATAGGTAGCCAGTGCGATCGTTTCGCCTTTATCGCCCGTGGTCACATATTTATATTCAGCCCCTTCGCGAACCTTGCGGAGGGAGTTAAAACCGCCCATTCCAACGCGGTGAGCAGTTTTAAAATCAGACAACTGACCTTTCTTCGTCCACAGATCAAAGGTCTCTGCTGCCTCATCCCACCCCTGCAGAAGCGCCTTATTCGCCACGTCGAGCAGAATATTGCCAAAATCAGAGGTACTGTGAGTCAATGCCAGGCCAACCATCTGCATCGGATTGTAACTGGCGACCCCGATACCGCGTTCCGTCAGTGCCATACGCGCATACTCACGTAGCGTCATCCCGTTGTACACGTTATCGCGCTCCTGATTTTCATACCCTGCACGGGCCATCAGCGCCTGGCGGATGCCATCGCCAACAAAATTCCCGTTCCCGGCATAAATGTGCGGCTGTTCGTTTTTGTTCGATGGAGTAGCAGCCTTGCCCAGAGCAGCCAGCAGAACATCTTTCGCCTGCTCCACAGTGCAATCGGGGTCCGCAATACACTGGTTTTGCAGCTCCTGGTGCTTACCGCCGAACATAGCAAACAGATCATTAATCCCGTTCACACGGTTACGCTGTTCGGCATAAACCTGCGCCCGGATAGCATTCTCATCCACAGCGGCAGGCTGAGGAGCGGTAGGTTGGTGTGCCTGAGGTTGTGGTACAGGCTGCTGCGGTTCGCACTGGGTGGAATTACGCGGCGGGGTGACCATATTACGAATGCTGTTTGGCATTTTTTCAAATTCCTCAATACGTTTTGAATGAATACAGGCCATTGCCTGAAGGGATGGGATCACCTGGTCAGCAAAACCCATGGCAAGGCATTCAGCGCCATCCAGCCAGGTTTCGTCTTCCAGCATTGCGGCAATCTCATCAGAGGTTTTTCCGGTTTTTGCTGCATAGGCGGGGATTAAGACCGATTCAACTTTATCCAGCAAATCAGCGTAGTCGCGCATGTCGTTGGCATCGCCGCCGGCAAAGCCCCATGGCTTATGGATCATCATCATGGTGTTTTCCGGCATGATGACCGGATTACCCACCATTGCGATGACAGAAGCCATGGAGGCAGCCAGGCCATCTATGTGAACGGTGATTGCGGCACCGTGATGTTTCAGGGCATTAAAAATGGCGATGCCATCAAAGACATCGCCACCAGGCGAGTTAATGTGAAGATTAATATGGCTGACATCACCCAGCGCTTTAAGGTCGTTAACAAACTGTTTGGCCGTCACTCCCCAATAACCAATTTCGTCATAGATATAGATATCCGCTTCGTTGTTGGCGCTCGCCTTCATACGGAACCACGTATTACTTTTTACGCTTGCTTTCGGACGTTGAAGCGTCCAGTTCTTTGGCATCGGCACTGGTGCCTCCTCTGTCATTGGCAGGATCAGTATCAAATATCAGCCCCTGCTCACGGTTTTCATCGATTTCGGCCTTCCGGCGTGCTTTCACATCATCGGGATGACGCCCGCTGGCACGAACCCAGTCTGATTCCGTCGCAGCGCCACCGCGTATTTGAGCCTTCCAGGCATTAGCCTCCTTGACGGGATCAATCCATGGCATGACCGGGCCGGAATACACAGCGGTGTATAAGGACTCAATATCCAGCCCGCGTGGTAACGTGATTTGGCCGCTGGCGACAGCCATCTTCAGCCAGGCGCGATACATCGGACGTGTCACGGCGCCAATAAACCAGTCCTGGAGAATGAGATATCCGTCTGTCGATTCCACCAGCTCCTGCCGCTGAGCACTGTAAGTGCCGTTATAGTTTCTGGCGGTACTGGAAAAACTCAGACGGCTGCCCGCGGACACAGCTCGCAGCTGGCCGTTGCGGAAGGTTTCAAGATTGGGATTCGGGCGATCGGATTTGACCATGCCGATATCCTCGCCGGGCAGCAGGTCGTCGTAGATAATGCCGGGCTGAATATTCAGCTCACGATCATCATCCTTACCGGCGTTTTCATCCCAGCTTTGCCCATCCCCTTTTTTGATATACATCCCAAGGGCGGCGGCGATGCGTGCTGCAGTCAGTTCAGCATCTTCGTATTCTTTCAGAGCACTGAGTCGCATAAGAACGCCGGACAAAAGCGACGTTCCGCGCGTCTGATGCAGCCGGCGGACAAACTTCAGGTGGAGCATGTTTTCCGCATCAACCCGTTTCGTTTCCAGTTGCCTGCCAGAGATCGGCAGGCTTTTATAAACCAGATAGCCCTTTGGCCTGCCCCAGTTATCGGTATATACCCCCTGATTTAGCTTGTCTGACTCGTTGCTGGTCTGGGGAACAAAATCAGCCTCAAGCGCTTCCAGCCAGAACGGCACCCCGGCGGTAGGCGTCAGGCCATTGCCTGTGCCGCTGACGATCTGTGCAAAAACCTCCCCGTCGCGCAACCAGCTGCGTAACATCAGGCGCTCCAGCATGGGGCGGGTAAACTGATGGGTCACTTCCGGTCGAATAGACCATTCCCCCCATTTCTGCCGGATATCCGCCGCCAGCTTTTTAGCGATCTTGCCATTCTTGAGCTTCGGATGCGGCTCCACAATAATCCCGCTTTTACCTACCACCCGCTCTTCAAGCTTATCGAAAATGCCAATCACTAAATCGTGGTTATTATCAAGCCACCTCGCCTGCTCACGGAGAGAGACGGCCCCCATCTTGCTGAGCTGGTCAGCGGAACGATTCTCTCTTCGGGCTTTGTGGGTACGGGTGGGCTTAACGGCTTCATATGCCTGTATCATGGCGCGGGATCTTAGCCTCGCAGCCTTCCAGCCGGGAGAAATGACACCTATCGCATCATCAAGTAAAGACATTAAAACCTCGCCAGTTTGTAGCCAGGCCGCCCCCGGCGCTGATTATTCAGGGAAGTAAGACGCCGCTCCCACTCCTGCCGCCCTTTACGGATTTCGGACAGGTTTTCCATGGTCATTTCCTGACCGTTAAATTTGATGGATTTGCCATCCAGTACCGCCATCTCCGCTTCGGCATAGCGCTGGATCATGGCCTCAATATCACTTTTATTCATAACCAGCCTCCTGAGGTGGCCCATGGGTTAGCATCATCAGTTACGGTTTTTTTGCGTTTGCGCTTTTTGGTCTGGACCGGCGCTGGCGCCGGGGGTGCTTCTTCGCCAGTTTCCGGCGGCACGTTCTCCATCCACGTTTCCCGCCGCGCCCAGTCCGGCGCATCAGGCCATTTAATTTTTTCGTATCCGCGAAGGATAACCAGCGCATCAGCGTAAACCAGCAGGTCAAAAGCTTCGTTGGCGCCGCGACCCGGCTTGCTCCATTTGCCATCAGAATCACGCTCCTCGTAAGTCAGTTCGTCGTAAAACCAGCTCCCCAGCCACTTCGGGAAATGGATGTAATTCGGCCCCGGTGTTTCGCGCCACAAGGCATTGTTTACCCGGTCTTTGAGGTCATTGGTTTGCAGCAGATATAGCGGGACATCCCCCGCGGCTTTCGCCCGGCGCGCCGAACGGCCGGTGTTATCTGGCAGGGATTGGGTGATCAGCTTTTCGCGTCGATGACCGTCACCTTTAAACAGGTAAACATTCCGGCCAATTCCCTCCCGACGGCATTTACGCCAGAATCGGTAGGCATTATCGGTGACACCATCCTCACCGCCGGAATCGACTGCCATTGCCATCAGGCGCATACACCGGCGGGGATCGGATGCCATTCGCCACGTCTTGTAAAAGACATCGGTCAGCAGCAGATCCCAGTCCTCCGGGTAACTGGCTGGATCGATGGGCAGGCTTTCGCCGTTAGCGTCGCACCGGAGTGACTGGCGGATGTTATAACGGTCCACCAGCCACCGTTCGCCCATGCTTCCGTAGCCAGTGACCTGAACGACAAAGCGGCGATTACGTCCCCCCTGAACGTCAACCGTTGCCACCAGGAAACAAACACCATCAGGCACAAAACGTTTCGGGACATCCTCGGCCCGCTGTTCGAGCAGTTCGCTTTTACGCTGTTCGGTACTCGCCCGCGGCAGATAAGGGCGACCAAAGTCAGTGTTAACGACCGTTTTTAGTGTTTCTTCGCTATGGGTTTTTTCGTATTCCTGTTCAGCCGCCAGATATTTATAAATTAGCTGTGACCAGGTCTGGTAAGCAGCTGCTGGCCCTTCCATCCAGAAAGAAGCAATGCGTGACCGCCGCCCCTCCCCTTTAATGTTTCCATCCCGATCAATTGACTGCCCGTCACGTAGCCAGACGCTTTTCATGTTCAGCTCGCGCTTCATCGCAGGAAGCACTTTTCCTTTGCAGGCCGGGCATTGCAGATAGGCCGCTTCGCTGGCTGTGACCAGGTCCGTCGTGTCACGGTAGCCAGTCATGTTGGCAACTTCAGGCTGAAAATATTCCCCACAATGCGGGCAAGGCCAGTAAAGCCGCCGGCGGTCCCCGCGGTTATACAGTGACAACACGCCCGTTGTGGGCGGTGCTTCATGGGGTGAACTCTGCCGCCATTTCGTATCGAGAATGTCGCGGCCAGGTGAGCTTTCGACCAGGGTCATCCCCGATGACATAAATGTGGTGGTACGTTTGGAGGCAAGCGAGAATCCGTCCCCCTCCCCGTCGATGTCCTCCGGGAAGCGGTCGTAGTCGGTGAGAGCAACAAATTTATAGTCCGACGAGGACATAATATTGACTGAAGGCCAGCCTAGCTTCAGATAGTTACCTGCACGGAATGTGCGATCGTGAACGTTGTTATCGTTACGGCGAGGGCTCAGTCTTGATTTAACCTGCGGGCTGCAACGGAATGTGCGATCAAGACGCTTTTTTGAATGTTCGCGCGCTTTCTCTTCGGAGACCTGGATTACCAGCATATCAGCCGGGTCACAAACGATGCTGTATACAATCCAGCCATCAATCAGGCCAATAGTCTTACCCGTTCGTGCCGGGCCGACAAACACCACAGCATCATACTCGCGTGACGCCAGGCAATTCATTGGCTCGATAACATAAGGGGCCAGATTAGGATCCCACGGGACCGAGTTACCGGCGCCCATTGGCACACGCATATACTCGGCCACCGCGTCGGCAACCAGCATGCGGCGTGGCGCGCGTAAAATTCCGGAGACATCCCGACGGATCCCCCTGGCGGATGCCCGCTTTGCCATCAGTCCTCCTCTGGCTCATCCTCCTCTGCTTCGGCTTCCATGACCTTCTGGGCCATCTGGTCGCGCAAATCGTCAATCACACTTTGAACACGGGAAACCGCTGCAGGTGGAAGCGCACAATCGCGCTCGAGTACATCAGGGAGGGTTTCCAGCACCATCACTACAGCTTTTGCCATTACTGAAAACTCCCTGGCAACTTCATCTGCCGGGATCAGTTGCCCCGTATCCTGCTCAAACTTGATCCGCTCGTTCTCTGCTTTCCAGTGCGCCAGCCTGTCAGCCGGCGGCATGTCCTCAAGATTTGTTGAAACCGTGGGGATCATTAACTCAGCCAGAACGTCGGTAACTAAATACAGTTTTAGTTTGCTGTTGCTGCCTGGCGCCGGCTCAACATTTTTCAGCCTGGCGGCCACTGTCTGACGGTGGACATTGGTTATGCCCGCCAGCTGATTGATATTCAGCTTCAGAGAAGCGATTTCCTGATCCATGATGGTGAACACTTTTTAACCGTTTCGACATCATTGCAAAACAGGCATCAATAAAATCAACAACCTGTGCAAATGATGATGATGACCATGGATCCAGAAAACCAGCCGATTCCCGCGAGCGCGCCGCCCCGTGGAAGGCCACCCCGCCGGGAGGACCCATTAGATAATGATTATCGTTTGTAATTGCTGGGCAATTATCGAGGCCGCTCATTGAACGACCTCTGTGAATGCTCATCTTTCGGGCGTACTGCCATCGGCCTGCAGTACACTTTCTGGTAGCCGTTCAGCTAATGGCTGATTCTCGAAAACCTTCATCCCAAACTGACCGATCCAGGTGCTAACTGAGTTGATGTTCCCTGCAATGAAGTCGGTCACCTCGGCGATCAATCCTTTAACGACGACATCCGTGCTCTGACGCCAGTAATTCTCAATCGCGACCAGCAACGGATCGGAACCATTACTGACAGATTGTTCACCTACGCTATACGTTTTTTTCTTCACGCTATCGGTTATACATCGCAGCTGGCTGGTCTGGACGGCTCCAACCTCTGCTGCAATTACCTGCATCGTCAACGTAGCCACTTTGTTCCCGTCTGCATCAGCGCTGGATGCATAGAACATGGAGAGCGTTAGATCCGTGCGTTTATACATCATTGCTTACCTCCCCTACGATGGCGGGAACGACGACCGCCGGGAAACGGAGATTGTTGATCCTGTACCAGCTCACCCACTAAAGGTTCCTGAGCCGACTCAGCAGCCGGTGCCGGTGCAATATCATGCGCAATCGTCAGTTTCAGCAGTGGGCTGCCGCCCTGGACATGCTCAAAATGGATGCCATGCACGGCTTCATTCATTCGTGACTGACCATCAGTCTCCAGAACGGTCAAAACGCCATCAACGTATTCAATTTTGAAACTCTTCATCGGGTTCTCTCTGTTGCTGTTTTCTTGCTGTGGCAGGTCCAGCACAATGACTCCAGATTAAAGTCATCATCGGTACCGCCATGAGCTTTAGGAATGATGTGGTCGACACTTGAGGCTTTCGTGGCAATACCGTCTCGCCTGCAGTTCTGACAAAGGTATTTATCCCTCTTCATGATACGGGCCCGTTTAATTTCCCACGGACGACCATAACCACGTGCATGCCGAGTTTTTCCGGGCTGATAGTTACGCCAGCCATCACCGGCGTGTTGCTGCCGATGGATCTGACATCATTCGTTACTGCCGTGCATCCTTTGTGCCGGCAAGGTCATTTAGCGCATGGAGGCATAACTTTTTCCGAAGTTAGTGATAACGCAGTCGTTAACACCGTTTTGTGTTACAGGGATGATGCCAGGGTGAACCTGGGTGAACTTGATGCCATATTCACCCCAATAAAAAGCCCCGCATAAGCGGGGCTGTAGATTCAGAAATATGGTTTTGGCTACTGGTAGGTATCTGCGAAATGCCCTTCGATCTGAGATCTGACATCAACAGTTTCGTCTAACTTTAAGGAATCATAGCCCTTAATATGGAAATGAGGCTCATATGCATAAATCGTAATGAATGCATATGACCCTTCATCTCCCGTGAAAATCTCATATTTGACGCGAGAAAGACCGGCACCAACTAACATGTATGTATCCAGAAGCTTCTGGGTATTCATCATCCATTCCTTTTCCTTTAAAAATCCTTATCAGCATACATGAATTCGATGGATGACGACAGCAATGAATTCTTGCATACTTCGAAAAAAACCTCAATATCAGTAAATTAATACCCATACAGACCCCCAAATATGCCAAAAAATAAAGCAGAAAGCAGCCAGGCAAGTGCAGTCTTCTTCATTAAGACTCCGTAAAATGCTATAGACATTGCTAGACACAGCGTTATAAAAACTGGCCACATAGTCAATAAAAAAAGCAAATAACCAAAAACCCCACTATTAATAGTTATATTCACCGCTAACTTAACCCTGACGTTCTAAATATGAGCTGTATCGCATGACACCATGCAATCTGTTCTTTCTGGCGAACTATAGCATTATCAAAGCCACTTAGTGAATGCTTGATGCCTTAGCCGCTGAGCTCCGTTAACTGATTTACACCCGCTACGCTTGTTATATCCGGAGTGTTGTCTAAACTATCTAATGACTTTGCTCTGCCACGACAAAGTCCGTCGTTCTACCTGTGAACTCAGGGATGAGCCACTTCCTGTAGTATCTGGCCTTCCATTTTTTCTCAAAACCAGTAGAAAAACATCCCGCAATCTGACTACACTCCTACATTGGCTGCCCCTGCAGCACCCCGTCAATTTGTCGGATTTACTCCACGGGGTTTTTTATAACCTGAAACTGCTGGACAAAAGGCTCCAAGAACTAAGCCCACCAGCAGCACATTTCCAGGATATCCAGAAACAGGATACCTAAGAGTTGTTATGTCCTTCGAACATATAAGGCGCGTATGATGATTAGTTATATTCAAACCTGAGCTCATCAAGCCTTAATGGTTTTCTTATAAAAGTATTTTTGCATTCGATAATGAGTATCTGCCCCTCGCACAATGCGCAAAGCATAGGGGAGGATTCATCGTAATCACCATTTCCATCGGTGTAATTATTAACCACCCAAAGAGTGTAATCAATCGTGTCATCTCTGACAAGATTGATATTCCCAGCATTCTGTTCACCTCGTAAAATATACTTACCCTGCTTATCTTTTATACCATGAGAGAGAGTTCCACTCCTTTATTAAAATAATAGATAAAATCTTAAATCCACCATCTGATACAAGTACTTCCAATGACAGTTTGTCACCTGAAGCTGGATCAGACATTCTTGAATAACATTTTCTAATCACAACCCACCTACTCATTTTTGGGTAGGGTATAAGCAAGGCAGGGACTGAATTCAACAAGAAAATAACCTATCGGGCTATCGCTTTATAATAAGCCTGCCAGCGGTACTTATCCAATCTCAGTTGCCGCAAGCACTGAGTGCTTTCAATATCAGCCTGGAGATCTTCGTCGCTGTCCTTCGCGGCGTCACTTGCTTTGCACGGCGGGCTCATCAAATCCGGGGATGGAGTTGGCAGCATCGATGGCGCGCTGACGCAGCTGCACAGCATCATCATCAAACCTGCATACAATACGATTCGGAGACTGAACATATTTCACCACGTCACGGGTTATTGTTTTGTAGATGACCTTACCCGCTTCGTTAGCAGTAGCGGCCTTTTCCTCTACAGGCTTAATGGTACTCTCGGCCTTCTCTCTCTTCTTTGAAGCTTGAGCATTGATGTGATCAGCGTGAGAACTCCAGCCTGAGCGCCACGAAATCACGTTAGAGGCCAGCAGGATTGTTATAGCGATGATAACGGCGGTTAAGCGACTCATCTTTGCTCCCATAAACAAACTTCACGCTCAACTTCCCTCCGGGTAATAAGTCCTTTCCACTGCTTACCTTTGGCATAGGTCCAGCGCAGCAGTTGATCGCACGCTCCTTTAGGGTCACCCTGGTTGATTTTGCGAAGCAGTGTGGAGGTCTGGAAGTTACCAGTTCCGACGTTATAGGCGAACGAGTACAAAGCCCCACGCATAGTTTCTGGGATCGGTTTTTTGATGTAAGGGTTGATCTGCCTGGCGACGGTATTCAGGTCTTTATTTAGTAGCGCCCGACACTCTGCCTCGGTATAGGTTTTGCCGAGCATGATGTCTTTACCTGTGTGGCCGTAACAAACCGTCCAGACACCTACCACATCCTGATAAGGCTCGTATCGCACTCCCTCAAGCCCATCATTACCCGTCGGGCCAGTAATGAGTGCAGAGGCAATCGCAAAGGCTCCACCGCCGACTGCAGCAAGAACGCTTTTACGTAGTGTCGGAGACATTATTCACCTCGCACAGCTTTTCGCCGGTCTTCTTTAATTTTGAAATACAGATTCGTCAGGTATGTCAGCAAGCCAAATACCAGACTTCCCAGAACACCAATAGCGGCCCACTGGGATGGGGATACTTTGTCGAGCAATTGCAACATCCAGAACCCCGCGTTACCTGCGGACGTTCCGTAGGCAATACCTGTTGTTAGCTTGTCCATTCGATACATACTCCACCTCCGGATTAACGGGGTGCTTTGTGCGTGTAGGGGGTCAGGCCCATCGGGCTGATTTAACAACGAGCCGTATCGATGATGATTCCCGTGAGCCTGAAATGAAAAAGGCCACGCAAAGCGCAGCCTTCAAATGATGTTTACCTTTTCTTTCTGAAGCGCCCTATTGATGGCGTAAAAAAGCCCGCCTGAAGGCGGGCAGAAAGTAGGCATTCTAGGTAGTAACGAAACGAAGGAACTCCTAATAGTCCGAGCTACCGATTTACCAGGAAGCATTCACTTTTGCCGTTACGTTCTATAAACATAGAAGGGCAACCGCAAAAGTAAACCTGCCATAAATCTTAAAAATGTTTAGTGACAGTGTGGTGCCGGGTGCCTCCCGGTGAGCATGCCCCAGTCGGCATGGCCCGCGCTGCATTTACAGGTTTCTGTAACTGACTGGTCGCCCCTCCGCATAGGGGGATTCACCACCTCAATAATTTATGATGCAAACATTCAAAGTGTCAATATCTGACCATACCGCCAGCGCCTCTGCCATAATATAAGCCAACAATGCCCACTTAAATTGTATGCATTCTAATACTTAAAGCTATTGCGAAGCCCTGACTCAATGTAGCACTCACTGATATCAGGTAAATACGAGGAAAGTAAAATGCTGTCTACTGATAACCAAAGAATTTCAGAGATTTTTGAACGTTTGGCAGAAATAGCAGCTAAAACTGCTGAATTAACAAGCAACCCCAATCTATCCCCTGCTCAAAAGCAGGCAGCATGTGACAGTTACTTTATCGAACATGATCAGTTAACAACCGAAGCCCTAGAGATCTTCAAAAAAATCACTAAAAATCCTCGGTGAATGCTGAAGCATGTGAGATTGCGTATGCAATACGACGATATGACAGGGGTATTGATGCAGCGCATCTCGCGAATACCCCTGTCGTATCGCCGGAAAGCAAAAACCCCGCACGGACGGGGTCTTCGTTATATTCAGATTGTCGCTTTTTGTCGCTGCCGAGTGGCGCAGCTCTGCCAAGCATGAAGGGATTATCTGATTTTCTGGCCCGTTTTCAATACCAAAAAGGGGGAATAGCACTTTTTGTTAATCTACATGAATCGCCTTATGAACAGCCAGGAAAGCTTTTGCTCTGAATATTTCTAGGCACCAGCGCACTCTTTTCCGGGCCTCACTGTCTGTTAACCATGGCGCCACCAGCTGTATTTCCCGTGTTATGTCTGAGATTTTTTTGCGGGTGGTGTAATAGTTAACGCCAACGAGATAAACCGGATCACCCGTTTCAAATATCGCCAGTACACATCGTTCAACAAATTCAACATCATCCTCAGTGATCGCAGCGTCAATGGCGACCGTTGCAGGCTTCGGCCACAAAATGGCATGCGCCCTGCTTAATGCCTGTCGCCCGCGATACCCTTCACTTCTTGCCTGCTCGATTGCTGCCGTAAAGCGTTCTAATGCTTTATCTGACCAGTGATCACCCTTCATTCCTCGCCAGCATGAATGTCCTGATGGTCTACGCGGGGCAGCACCTCCTCTCATCCCTTCCCCCCAAACAGTAAGCAGAGATTTTATCCAGGCGGACTGAATGCCACTAAGGGGAGTGAATCGGCCCAGCCAGCTTTTGCGCGGGGCGGCGGCCACTGTTTCTAATCCTGCACGGTGCAGACGGCGTTGACGTGGTGTCATTCTGTTCTTCTCCTTACTACGCCAGAACGCCGAGCGCGTATGCCCGGTCCAGCAATTTAATAATCAATACCGGCTGGGTGCCGTATTCACGCTCAAAAGCGGCAGGGTCATGGTGCAAAGCACGGTGGTGCTTGCGGCATAATGGGATCGTAAAAATATCGTGGGCCTTGGTGCCTACGCCGCCCTGCCCCCAGCCAATAAGATGGTGTGCATCATCTGCAGGCTGCCCGCAGCACATACACGGCTGTTTTTTAACCCATGAGATAAAGTCAGCTGATAACCATCGGCTCCGCTTAGGTCTCGCGAATAGTGTCGCCGGTGCAACAGGATCGACGTTCACAGGAACCAGAGGTTTGCCCGGCGTTGTTATTGCCGTTGGCTTGATTGCTTTTTCGAGACGGGGAGAAAGAATGCGGGTGGCCGGCACCGACGGAACGATCTCACTCTCCCTGTAAACAGATTTAATGCCATCGTCTTTAATACGCAGGGATCGGCGCGCCATTTCTTCTGTAATTTCATCGCCAATCCCGGCGCCTACCGCCCACCAGCATAGCTCCGCCAGTGACAATGATCGCTGCGCGTCCAGACCAAGCGCGATGCGGGCAGTGTCGATTACCCAGTCAGCGTTATTAACACCTACCAGTTGATCGAGGGTTTGTTCCGTTTGGTTTTTCAGCTCATTATCACAGTGCCAGCATGCGATTATTACACCCGTCGAATGGCGAAACGGGACGAGCTCATGGTGATGGTAATCGGAATGTGTCCACTGACAGTTTTTAACCTGCCTACGTAACCATGACTCGAGGGCACTAACCCCACCAGCTGCAGTGATAACTGCCTTCTTCATGAAAAAAGGTCTGATCCCCACATCATCCCGCAACGGCTGCCGGGCATCAGGAAGACGTCCACTGGGTATCTTTTTCATGCTTGCCGGCGGCATTTCAACAAGAACTCGGCCGGCACCGAATAACGGCATTAATTCACTACCCGGCTTAAGCAGCACAATTCCAAGATGGCGTGCAATATCCACGTTAAGCAAAGCTCGCATCAGTCCCTCCACATCTTCTGTATGTAGGTCCTGTCAATCCGTGGCGGCTTCTTCGATTCCGGCAACAACACGCGGATCTCCCACGATCCAAAGTCTCTGGATAAGCTCTTCTCAACCACACAGTTATTTTTACGGTATCGCTCCACCAGCTCTGTAGCCTCAGCCTCTGAAAGCTGCTCGTGTAAAAACCAACTTTTCTTCATGGCTGATCACCGAACAGTCGCAAAAACTCAATCGCTCTTTGCCGCGCTCCGGGTTCTTCAGCGATCATTTCCTGCAGCAGCTGCACGGCGAGCATAGGCTCCTTTCGCCCGACGATGGAAATTCCTCTGGAGACACGGCGAGAGAGTTTTATAAAATTTTTTCTCTCTAACGCACGCAGATGCAACAGGACAGCATTAGACGAGCTAACGCCGAGCATATCGGCCAGCTCAGATAGCGTAGGTGGGTAGCCATGCTGATTGATGTAGGCCACCAGCAGATCGAAAACTTCCTGCTGTCGAAAAGTTAGTTTTGAAGACGAAAGCAAACCGGCGCTCAATGAAGGAGCACCAGTCTGATGGGATTTTGATACTTCGGGGGTTTGCGTCATGGTTTCTCTCCGCGACGCAGCAGGTATAGGTTGTTCAGGCCTATGACGGGAGTGTAACAGAACCAGGCGGAACCTGGTAACCAACTCCAGACCTAGCCTTTTCAATCATCTGTGAAAAGAGAGAGAGAGTCCCCACGATCTCATCCGGCTGCAGAGGCATAAACGAAACAGTATCGCCGCGCCGGTACATCAGAGCGCGTTCACATACAGGAAAGGATGTCAGACGAGCAACGATCACACCATCGTCGCATCTGATAATTGCATAGCCGGTGTTCGGCGTTTCTTGTTTTTTACCCACAGCAAAATCCTCAAAATAAACCAGGTAAGCCACTGGACCTGAACTTAACAGAACCAGTCATCAGCGCTTTCCCAGGTATCCTGGAGGATTTCCTCGATACGTTTTTTATCTCCGTCCATTCCACCAAGCACAGTTAAACCATCAGTACCGGCCCGACGAATGACCAGACTGCAGTTATCAAAGTTTTGATCCAATCGCCGCAGTAGCTCTTGCTCCAGAGCAGGCACAGCACCATCCGGCAATTTTTTTAGGCGATCAATTGTGATTTCCACTTTCATAACTAGCTCCTCACGCAAATACTGTATAAATAAACAGTATACCTGTTAGGTAAAATGTTCAAGTTCTTAATGCCACTTTTCTCTAACACATGCTCATGTTTAGATTGATTTTTTCTCCTTAAAAGACAAAACCCGCCGTGGCGGGTTGAGGTTTAAATTACAGGGATTTGGTCGTCGTCGTGGTGATAAGCGCGGTTGATCAGGAAAGTTACCACCCCTTCAACCAGTACATCGTCCAAAGCCTCACCTTCTAAAGCTTCCCCATCGGAGGTGATAAGCGAACGCCCACGAACAGCGGCGAACTGAAGATTCCCCGAGAAAGCTATAAGTACATGATCCCCCTGGCTTGCACAACGTGACACGTCAATTACGGCATAGCCAGTACTCGTTTCAATGACCCTGCAGTTTGCATCGAAATGGCACAAATCAGTAACCATAAGCCTTTGTTCTGCATAATCTTTTGCTGGTGACGGAAAGCCCACATTAGCACCCTCGCGTGATAATACTGTATTTATATACAGTATTATCGACAGGCGATTTAGTCAACTAAGCAGCCTTCAACTTAATGCATAAAAAAGCCGAGCTAACGCTCGTCCTTGGTCATCACACGTACGGACTAAACAACAGACGAGTACATATGGAACAACTCTTGATTTGACGAAACTAGATTAGCAATCTGCCTAAATAAGGATATTATCGTGCTCAACATCCTTATTTCTTGTTATTTTGATCGATTTTAAGGAAAGTTTCTCCAACCTCTACAGAATAATCTTGTATTATTTTAGAAATTACTAGGTTATCAATATTTGGTTTTAAAAATAAAAGCGACACGGTAACCTGCACCAAGCTAATAGCAGTAGCGTGTGCTGGATCAGTCATACCTGAATTACTTTGACCAACCAGCAATATATCTTCATTAGTTTCACAGAGACCTAGTCTATTTCTCATCGCCTTAGAACCAGTATGTATATTCTGGCTCGCCCATTTATAATAAGGACGCATATGTTCTAAATTAACGTCCTTCTCAATTGCTCCAAATCCTACTTTTGTATGGTTTGGAAAAATATAAGAAGCCCAACCATAATTATCTGCATATCTTTTACCATATTTTTTGATTAATAGATCAAATTGCTCCTTACATTCAGCAACTTCTTCAAAACTCGGTCCTTTTGCTTGTAACCGGTGTTCGTATTTTTTGTGCTCAAGCATTCCATTGTATGAGTCAACTATTTCGTGGTAATAAAAGCGCTCTGCACATTCCTTTCCATGCTTAGCGATAAACATAGCTGTAGCCGCTACTTCATGAAGTGCACGCCATCTCGCATGAGCAGCATCTGCGAATCCATTTTTTAAAAGACATAATATTTCATTAGCGATATGGCAAGCTCTGGCATGATGTCGAACAACTAAATCAAAAACCAAATCATTCTCGGCTACAGCTTGCGCCCTGTAAGATTTATTAAATTCCTCACCAGACTCTGTACAGATCACTATGAGTGTTTCAAATAAATCAAAGGCGTCCCCCCATCTTGAAATATTTCTGGATACAAACCCTTCTGAAAGTGAACGATGCTCCGCAAGCATTTCGCGAGTTGAGTTAGCGAGCGATTCTTTCAGGATGGACACCATCTCCGGAATTATATTGTCAACCACTTTTTCGATTTCAACTGTGTCACATGATTCTGGTTTGTTTTTATAGATTCGCTCTATATTATCAAGAAAAATCTTATGATAAGTATCCATATCGTCTCTCTTTTAGTCTTGGGGCCTTATACCGTAATTTATTATTGAAGATATACAGCATACTAATTTAAGTCTAGCTATTTCGTAAATACTACTGTCTAAAACAATACAGCTATAACTCGTGAAGCCATTACAAAGATCCATCATTGGTATAGACTGACATTTGAATTTTCCATACCAAGGGCTTACCACTTAGATTTGATAGCCCCTTCTGTTTCTTTAAGAATAATCAGCATCTAGCTGCATTGCGCAGGCAGCGGTTGCGCATTCTGGCAAGCAACCAGAGCTCGTTTGCTGTTGTCGTCATTCCAAGCATCGATGTGTAAACAGTCGCAGCCCGGCGCCACAGCTTTTTGTCTTCCAGCGTCTTCGCCAGGGACAGTGCGTTTTGGACTTTTTTCACATCCTCTTCAGATAATGGTGTTGCAGCCTGCGGCAGGGCAACATCGGGAACCTCAACGCCTGCAACCACTCGATAGACATACTGGCAGCCGTTATGGGTACGATGGAGTTTTCCCGCGGCATGGAGCTGCCGCAGCAAGTTACCTGCTGTACTGGCTTGCAAGTCCAGCGCATCGCAGACATCCTGCAGGACGCATTCTGGCGTCCGGCTAACGATGGCAAGCACCATCTGCGCTTTGGTTACTTTGGTTTTTGATTGTTTGGTCATGGTCAAAACTCGTTTACTTGGTTAAACCTGCCGCCTTGCGGCGTTTGTACTCTTCCATCAGAATCTGCGCTGGCGTCGGTCCTGCTGGATGTCTCGGTGCTGCCAACTGCTGACGAATTGGCGGAATCGAAAACCCGTTAGCCAGGTGTTTGGTCCATTTCGTGAGTAAGTTTTCTGCCAGTTTTTTCAGCTCTCCCTCCGTCAGGTTCCTCTCAACTCCGGTTCTGCGCATCTCAATGCAAATGTGATAGAGAACATCCTGTTTCCATGGGTATTTGTCGCTGCCCGAGTATCGGTAAGACTCATTCCTCCAGCGCTTGTATTCCGCCATTATAGATTCGGATGTCAGATTGAACGGGTTAGCACCGCTGGCAGATACCAGAGCAACGAATTCAGCCAGATCCGGTGGCCATGTGTTACCCGCGGCGCAGCGCTCCATGCACTGACTGCAGACCAGGGTAATCTGGGCTTCACTCATCGATCCGATCTGGGCAATCCACATATCCGAGGGCGCCGCCCCGTTCTTCTGGGTCCACCGGTTCGAAAATATTTCCCCCATGACTGTCCATAGCCGCCATGCCGTATCCGCCGCCAGCAAGTCCGTTTTGCTTTTCCCAGCGTTCTCTGGCTGCCTGAATTTCCTGAACTGCCCGGGATGCGGTGTTAACTGGTTGAATTCCTGCATGGTCTTTACCTCCGGTTGCTGGTTGCGGTTTAGATTTGGCTCTGGCACTTATCACGCTGCGGGCAAATTTCTGCTCCCACTGAATCTGAGTGAACACTTTCCCCTCGGATTTCCAGTACGCGGTGAACTCTGCCAGCTCTGTCGGCAGGTATGCCGGTTCGGGAAGCGCTATACCCCAGGTAGCAGCCAGTCGCGGCCAGTCCTGTGACGGCAGCCAAAGGTCGTGCATGGCGAATTTCCCGATCGGAATATCCACTCCAGGCAGATACTGAGGTTGCTGGGGAAAATTTCTCTCCTGCGCATAGAGAGTGGGGTTTGATCCTTTTCCCTTCCCTTCCCTTCCTTTTCCGTCAGTGAGTCCTCCATGAGGATTCACTGAGTCCTCACTGAGCCCTCCTTGATTAGGAGCTCTCTTTTCTTCCTTTCCTGCCTTAGACTCAGTGAATTCTGGCGGAAGAGGTATTTTTGAGGCCGAAGGCCTGTTTATTTTTTGATGCTTAAGGAAACCTTTAATCTGCAAATAGCAGACATCATTCACTGAATACTCAGTGAGTAATCCATGAGTAATCAGTTCCTGTATTAGTGGTTCGCAATCGAGCGCGTCCGCAGGGAAGATTTGCATCTTCAACCGTTTTGGCGAACGCTCAAGGCATCCCATATCGTTGGCGAAGTTGAACAACCCGATAAACAGGAGACGCGCTGGAATTGAACATTCCACCACCTTCTCATCTGTCCAGAATTCAGGTTTAACTGTTCTGATGCGGGCCATCTGAAACCTCTTATTA